GTCGATCTGGAGGGGATTCCGCATTACGGAGTCCCTTCACCCACTCAAATCCTTGCCACGCGCGAGACAATCCCGCGGTGACAGATGGATGAGTTCTCAACTCACCCAGGATTTCATGGGCGAATGGCTGAAGAAATTCAGTCAGCCAGTCTTCCGCAACGGTTACGATGCGGGCCTTGTCACCGGGTTCCCCGATGGCACTGGCACGGACGGACGGAATTGTTCCGCCCTTCCGGAGACGGTCCCCAGACACGAAAGGAGATCCCGCAAGGCATCCTTGCGCTATCCCCTCTTCGATTGCCCATTGGAGTAATCTTTCTCCCGTGGACTCGTCCAAGGCCAAAATGGGATCCGAGTACTTAAAGTTCTCGAAATCCAGGACCATGTTCTCGGTGCTTTCACCGGGAATCATCCTCGCCGCGAATTCATCGAATTCTTCGTGCGACGCGATGTACGCAGTGGGATCACTGCGACACATCGTCTGCCAGCGAGGCCTACCAGCTATCAGCTGATAGGGCCGTCCGAACCAAGTTAGTTCGGAAACCGTCTCGCTAGCAACGACATTGCACCAAGCTCGGAACTTTGCTCCGATCTCGGCTGCTCTTCCTCCCTGTTTCACCGACGAGTCTAGACTCGCTGATGAAGAGAGAGAGAGATGTGCAGCTGACCGGTAATCTACCGGCCGGCTGCGTTTAATCGACAGTCCGATCATTCTCGAGAGACGACGCAGTAGTCTGCGTCGATCCTCCGAGATCGGAAACGTCGAGGACAAGGTGTCCACGTCCTTCTCGAGAGCTTTCTCTCGACGCACCCTGTCACCGGCGGGGAAGCCCCTGCTTGTGATGAGATGTTGTAGACGAGTCGCTTCGAATTTCGTCTGCAGCCCGCTTTCCCAGATGGTTGACAACCATGGGGTTAATTTACCCCAAAATTCTGGGAGCGAAGCGAGATTATCTCGCTGAGCGCCGAAACCGGGAAAGTTTCCCGGGATGGCTGGAACCTCGGTTTTTGAACGGAGGGCCTTCCATTTCAGAACTGTGGAAAACTTTTTCCACTCCTGAACCAGTTCACTCACTGAATGAACGCCGGTGCTATAAGCCCAGCGCATCAACTGAGTGTACTCCTTCGACCTGTGTAATTCTCTTACACGGTCGGGCGTAGACGTTATCAAATTGTCATTGATACATTCTACAGCGTTCGTCAGGCGTTTAACGCCGTCGAAGTCCAGACGGGAGATCTTATCTACGACGTCTGCACTAAGGAAGCTGAGTTTCTCAGCTACACGCCGTCTCCTCGACGAGAGCTGCTCTCGCCGAGGAGGTCCCAGCCAGTTCGCCATTGGCGGCTGGAGGTACAAATCGAGACTACGGGCAAGGCCGTACATCTCATCAGAGTTGAAGGACTCTGGAACCTTCGAACTTATACTCGTTCTCGAGTGTGAGCTTCCATCTGCTTTAGATGAAC